CGTTAAATCCACATATTTGAAAAGCTCGACAGGCACATCGTAATAAAACTCATGCTTTTCATTATCCTTCAACTCTACCTGAGGATGAGAAAATACTTTACTGCCCTTGATCCAATACGCATGTTTCATGCAATGCGTTAGCGCAAAGAATAATGTATTTTCCACCTCTAACATGTGCTTTTTGCGTCCAGGCACATGAATAGTATTAAAAGGGCAATATGGTGTCCAAGAGCGGACTTCTACTTCTACAAAGCCCACATGCTTGCCTGCTCGATATATAACCAAATCCGTCCCATATATGTCAGGGTTATCTACAGCATCAACACCCCACATATTGTTTAGCCAAGCCGTAACCGCAGCCCTGGCAGGCGGATCGTATCGATCATGCAGCCCTTGGTCAAACTTTTTTATTCGCATTTTCGCTAGCAAAGTCTTGCAATACGAGGGCCATTTCTACCATGTCGGTTGCTATTTCATAAGCTCTATTTGAGTTATTTTTAAGCATCATATCGTGGTATTTTTTAAGCAGGCTGTTTAAAACGATATAAGGTAAAGAGTAGTCTTTCATTTGGTGCTTCCTCCAAAAAGTTGTGCTTCTAAATATTTAACGCTGCCTTGAAAGCAATCATTCCATTTATTGAACCAGTAGTTGGTTTCGTTCCTATACTGCTCAATCTCTTGATATTGAAATTTAATAAATTCAATAATTTCCTGTTCGTTGATTTCCTGCAAATAATCAACAATATCTTCCATGCTACGTTTCATAAACTCCCCTTTCTGCGGTTTGCGCTTAGTGTTTGCCATATTTCTGTAATACGAATTTCATGCTGGCGCTTGTTATCCAGCGTTTTATATTCTTTAAAGGTATCGGCCCACTCTTCTACCGCTTTGCTATAAGAAGGGCTGTCTAGTGCCTGGGCCTCTCGCTCTGCTACTGTTCCTTGCGATAGTAAAAAAGCATGCGCTTTAGCCTGCTTAATCCATTCTTCCAAGCGTTTAACCTCGCCAGCCAAAATTGCATGATCTTCATCGGTTGAAGATAAAAATATCAAAGCCTTTTCTACTCGGCTGTCGTTTAAATGCTCCAAATCACTCATCGCCAATCTCCCATCCTTCCTCTATTCCCCTTCTTCCACTGTTCCGATACGTCATGTAAGATTCTTGCAAGTCGTGGGCTAAATCCAGGAGATCGTAAATACTCTCTGAAGCGCTGTAATCCCTGCTCGTTTCTGAATCTAAGAAGCCATCGAACTTCGCACTGGTGACGATATTCTTCGCTGCTTTTGAATTCTTTTTCATTCAATTTGCCGCCTTTCTTTTCTCACGTTGAGCTACGATAAAGTTGCGCATTTCGTAATAAGAATTAAACCTAGCCTTTGATGGATCACCACACTCGGCCCTATACGCTGCCTCAATTTGGGAATCCGTTCCTAAAGGTAATTCTTTTGTTTTGGTAATAGGGTCTATGTTTTCTACCCAATCTGCTTTAAATCCTCGCCATCCTCTTTGACAGCAAAGTTCCATTACAGCCTCTAGCGTCATCTTGGCTTTTGCTGCCTCTTTTGCTAAACCTTTTAATGCGGTTTCGGTTAAAGGCGCTTTGTGGCTTTTACGCAACTTTAAGAAATCCTGAAAAACCGAATCATTAACCCCTTCAGGGGTCTTAGTATTTATTTGGTTCTTGGTTCTTGGTTCATGGTTCTTGGTTGGCATTGGGGGGTGTTTAGGGGGGCTATCGCTAGGCAATAGGGTGGGTATTTCTTTATTCCACCGTTTGGCTGCACCCTTACGTCCACCCTCAGCCATCGCCTTATAGCGTGAAAGCTCTTCTGTGGCTCTTTTATTGGTCCAGGCTACCTTACCTTCATCTAGCTCAAAAAACTCGCCCAAAACCGCTAAAACAGCCTCCTGTTTCGATTTTGTCCGCCTAGCAAGAATAGGTATGTCGTTTATCAAAGGTTTCTCGGTCAAATAGTAAAGGTCAATCAATCGTCTGTAGGCTAAATCTTCTTCATTCGTTAGATGGGCTGTGTGGCTTATATAGTCACCTATGTGAAATGGATAAAAGTTCATGTTTAGCCCTGGAAAAGATCAGGCCGTAACAATTCCTTGGTTAAACGGCCTTCTGATAGCCGTTCTAGGGTTTTTATATGCTTTAGCGGAATCTGCTTTCTAGCCACCCATTGATATACAGAAGACTCCCTAATACCTAGCTGGTGGGCCAAATTTGCTAAAGAACCGAACTCCATTTTCAACTCATAAAACTGATTCATGTAGTAATTCTCCTTCTATTTGTCGCAAGAATAGCATGTTTTGGTAAAAAGCAACAAATATTTTAATTAGGGATTGTCCTAATATAAAACTCGACATTTCTACGACTTTTGAGGTATAGTTCTTTTACGCAGTAAATTTTTTAACGAGTGATGAAGGGAAAGCAAATGAAAACAGCAATTATTGAAATAGTCGGTGTAATACTTTTAGGCATAATCCTTGGCTGCATGTTTGGTTGGGGGTTCTAATCATGGGAATGTCTAGACACGATGCGTATTACGAACCTGACAATTACGATGACCGCACCGATGAAATAGAAGAGCGCACTTGGGAGCTTCTAAAAGTTGGCGGTAAATTTGATTACAGAACTACCAGCGCTATTGCAGAAATGCTCTCAGAGCTTGGGGTTGACGATTCTAAAGCTATTCAGGATGTTATTGATTCAGGCGATTATGAGGCGCTTGGTAGAAAACTAATCTCTATGTCTTGCGATTACCACGAACGCTACGCTAGAGAAATTGCCGAGTTTGAAATTTACGATTAAGGAGTAAGTGATGGCTAAGAAAAAGACCGAGTATTGCCCTAAAACGCAGGCCCTTTGGGAAATGTTTAACTGGCATGACGAACATACCGCCATGCTGGTAATTCTTAGGGAATACCTAAGCAATCCGCATTACACCAAGTTTTACGCTGAAAGCATGATCAATAGAATGATTAGCGATCAGATTACAAACCAATACGACATGATGAATACAGCCAAAATTGAGATATAGGAGAAAGCTATGCAATATCAAGGCAAATTGTGGGATAGATATCAATGTTATTTGGCTTTTACAGACGATAAACCGCCAAAATCTTTTGACGAATGGTTAAATTCTTAATAGGAGTAAGTGATGAGTAAATTTTTAGAACTACGCAAAATTAATGTCAATGAACACACAGACCGCAAGGGTAAATTTACATATTTAAGTTGGGCATGGGCTGTAGACCAGCTTTTACAGCAAGACCCAAGTGCAACTTGGGAATATAAAGACCCCATGTATTTTGCCGAGACCTTGATGGTATTTTGCTCGGTTAACGCTTTTGGCAAAACTATGACGGCCCAGTTGCCTGTCCTAAACCATCAAAATAAAGCTATACCAAACCCCAACGCAATGGAGGTAAATACCGCCATGCAACGCTGCCTTGCCAAAGCCATCGCCTTACATGGCATTGGTTTGTATATCTACGCAGGCGAGGATATTCCTGAAGAGGACACACCTGACCTAACGGACCAGGCAGATACCTGGGTAAAAGCCATCAATACAGCTAAGGACATCGATGAACTCAAAGTCATATACGGTAATGCCTATCACCAGCTCTCAAAAGATAAAACCGCAGTCGCTAAGATTTCCGCAGCAAAAGATGCCAAAAAGTCAGAATTGGCAATTCAAAGCGATGTTTGATGAGATTCTAAGAAAGGCAAATGATGAACGCAAAACAAGTAGCTGATGAGTTGGAAAACATTTATTGGATACAGGGCGATGGAAAAGGCAAACCATTTCAGCAGTATGCAGACTTTGTACGCCAGCAACAAGCTGAAATAGAAAATTTAAAAAATGCAAATAGATTTATTCAAAATTTTGCAGAAGAACAGCATCAGAGAGCCGTAGCATTAGAAATGCGTGAACTAACAGATGCAGAAATAATTGAAATTTGGAGTGGTATGGAAACTGACACAGGCGAACAAAACATTATTTTTGCTAGAGCAATACTAAGAAAGGCAAGCGAATGAATCAAGAACTATTACACAAGCTATTTGATTACAAAGAAGGCAAATTGTATTGGAAAGAAAGCCCAAGCCGTAATGTAAAAGCTGGTGATATTGCTGGTCATTATGGTAATCGTAGGTATGCCCAAATCCGTATAAATGGCAAATATTACTTAAAACATAGACTTGTGTATTTATATCATCATGGACATTTACCGCCTGAACCATTGGTTATTGACCATATAAATCGTAATCGGTTTGATAACACAATTCAAAATCTAAGGGCAGTTACAAAATCAGAAAACCAAAAAAACAATAAATTTAAGGCACAAGACAAATGATTGAATCTTTAGTAAAGCCTAGTCCTTTAGATAACGATGTAGCTGTAATGAAAATATTACAGCTTATGGGCCAAATTAGCCTG